AGCACGGATAACGGCAGACAGAACACGTACTTTTCCTCGCTGGATAACATGATTGCACAGGGGAACCCGATGCCGGTGCCTTACGGTGAAATGCTGGTTGGCTCACGGCGAATCTCCCAGGACATCAGTACCCGTGATGAAGGCGGTGACGGGAAGGTGGTGGTTATCGGGCGGCAGGCATAAAAGCGAAAAAATCCCGCAGTGACCGAAGGCTGCGGGAACAGAAAATGAAGATTAACCACAGGGAGTTTTGTTTTTATTGGCCCGAAAAAACTGTAACGCCCGGGAATGATATCTGCCACGGGGGCGTACAGAAAATGTGAAGATATTCAGAATTTTTATTCAGTCATGATACAGGCATCCTCCGGGATGCCTGTTGTTTTTGTGCGTAACAGTTATCACAGTAAAGGGTGAGACAATGGGCAAAGGTGGCGGCAAGGCGCACACGCCGGTTGAGGCAAAGGACAATCTTAAGTCCACGCAGATGATGAGCGTGATTGATGCGATTGGTGAAGGGCCGATTGAAGGTCCGGTGAAGGGGCTGCAGAGTATCCTGGTGAACAAAACCCCGCTGACGGACACGGACGGTAATCCTGTGATACATGGTGTGACAGCGGTCTGGCGCGCCGGGGAGCAGGAGCAGACACCACCTGAAGGCTTTGAGTCCTCCGGGGCGGAAACCGCACTGGGCGTGGAAGTGACGAAAGCAAAGCCGGTGACGCGCACCATTACGTCCGCGAACATTGACCGCCTGCGGGTCACCTTCGGGGTGCAGTCACTGTTGGAGACCACCTCAAAGGGCGACCGTAATCCCTCTTCTGTCCGACTGCTGATTCAGTTGCAGCGTAACGGTAACTGGGTGACGGAAAAGGATGTCACCATTAACGGCAAGACCACCTCACAGTACCTGGCGTCGGTGATTCTGGAGAATCTGCCTGAGCGGCCCTTTAACATCCGGATGGTCCGGGAGACGGCGGACAGCACCACGGACCAGCTGCAGAACAGAACGCTGTGGTCGTCATACACCGAAATCATCGATGTGAAACAGTGCTACCCGAACACGGCCATTGTGGGGCTGCAGGTGGATGCGGAGCAGTTCGGCGGTCAGCAGATGACGGTGAACTACCATATCCGCGGTCGCATCATCCAGGTGCCGTCAAACTACGACCCGGAAAAACGCACGTACAGCGGCATCTGGGACGGCAGTCTGAAACCGGCATACAGCAACAACCCGGCCTGGTGTCTGTGGGACATGCTGACCCACCCGCGCTACGGGATGGGGAAACGCCTGGGGGCCGCGGACGTGGACAAATGGGCGCTGTATGCCATCGGGCAGTACTGTGACCAGCGTGTTCCGGACGGCTTCGGAGGGACAGAGCCGCGGATGACGTTTAATGCGTACCTGTCACAGCAGCGTAAGGCGTGGGACGTTCTCAGTGATTTCTGCTCGGCGATGCGCTGTATGCCGGTATGGAACGGCCAGACGCTGACGTTCGTTCAGGACCGTCCGTCGGATGTGGTGTGGCCGTACACCAGCAGCGATGTGGTGGTGGATGATAACGGCGTGGGGTTCCGCTACAGCTTCAGCGCCCTGAAGGACCGCCACACGGCGGTGGAGGTGAATTACACCGACCCGCAGAACGGCTGGCAGACCTCCACGGAACTGGTGGAAGACCCGGAAGCCATACTGCGCTACGGGCGCAACCTGCTGAAGATGGATGCGTTCGGTTGCACCAGTCGCGGTCAGGCCCACCGTGCCGGGCTGTGGGTGATAAAGACCGGACTGCTGGAAACGCAGACGGTGGATTTCACGCTCGGGTCACAGGGGCTGCGTCACACACCCGGTGACATTATTGAAATCTGTGATAACGACTATGCCGGGACCATGACCGGCGGACGTGTCCTGTCCATTGATGCCGCCAGCCGCACCCTGACGCTGGACCGTGAGGTGACACTGCCGGAGACAGGTACATCGACGGTGAACCTGATTAACGGCAGCGGTAAGCCGGTGAGTGTGGACATCACCGCACACCCCGCGCCGGACCGGATACAGGTCAGTACCCTGCCGGATGGCGTGGCGACATACGGTGTGTGGGGACTCTCCCTGCCGTCACTGCGTCGTCGCCTGTTCCGCTGTGTTTCCATCCGGGAAAACACGGACGGCACCTTTGCCATCACGGCGGTGCAGCATGTGCCGGAAAAAGAAGCCATTGTGGATAACGGGGCCCGCTTTGAGCCGATGTCCGGCTCACTGAACAGCGTCATCCCGCCGGCAGTGCAGCACCTGACTGCCGAAGTCACCGCAGACAGCGGGGAATATCAGGTGCTGGCGCGCTGGGACACGCCGAAGGTGGTGAAGGGCGTGAGCTTCCTGCTCCGTCTGACCGTAACAGCGGATGACGGCAGTGAGCGGCTGGTCAGCACGGCCCGGACGACGGAAACCACATACCGCTTCAGGCAACTGGCGCTGGGGAACTACAGGCTGACAGTCCGGGCGGTAAATGCGTGGGGGCAGCAGGGTGATCCGGCGTCGGTATCGTTCCGGATTGCCGCACCGGCAGCACCGTCGAGGATTGAGCTGACGCCGGGCTATTTTCAGATAACCGCCACGCCGCATCTTGCCGTTTATGACCCGACGGTACAGTTTGAGTTCTGGTTCTCGGAAAAGCGGATTACCGATATCAGGCAGGTTGAAACCACAGCCCGCTACCTTGGCACGGGGCTGTACTGGATAGCCGCCAGTATCAATATCAAACCGGGCCATGATTATTACTTTTATATCCGCAGTGTGAACACTGTTGGCAAATCGGCATTCGTGGAGGCCGTCGGTCGGGCGAGCGATGATGCGGAAGGTTATCTGGATTTTTTCAAAGGCAAGATAACCGAATCTCATCTCGGCAAGGAGCTGCTGGAAAAAGTCGATCTGACGGAGGATAACGCCAGCAGACTGGATGAGTTTTCGAAAGAGTGGAAGGACGCTAACGATAAATGGAATGCCATGTGGGGCGTCAAAATTGAGCAGACCAAAGACGGCAAACATTATGTCGCGGGTATTGGCCTCAGCATGGAGGACACGGAGGAAGGCAAACTGAGCCAGTTTCTGGTTGCCGCTAACCGTATCGCGTTTATTGACCCGGCAAACGGGAATGAAACGCCGATGTTTGTGGCGCAGGGCAACCAGATATTCATGAACGACGTGTTCCTGAAACGCCTGACGGCTCCCACCATTACCAGCGGTGGAAATCCGCCGGCATTTTCCCTGACACCGGACGGAAAGCTGACCGCTAAAAATGCGGATATCAGCGGTAATGTGAATGCAAATTCAGGGACGCTCAACAATGTCACGATTAATGAAAACTGTCAGATTAAGGGGAAACTGTCAGCCAATCAGATTGAAGGCGATATTGTCAAAACGGTCAGCAAGTCTTTCCCCCGCACGAACAGTTATGCCAGTGGCACCATCACGGTAAGAATCAGTGATGATCAGAAATTTGACCGGCAGGTCATGATACCGCCAGTGTTATTCCGCGGTGGTAAGCATGAGAATTTCAACAGTAATAACCAACAGTCATACTGGTATTCAACCTGCCGGTTAAGAGTGACCCGCAATGGTCAGGAGATTTTTAATCAGTCCACGACGGATGCTCAGGGCGTATTTTCCTCAGTTATAGATATGCCTGCCGGACAGGGGACACTGACATTCACCGTATCTTCATCAGGAGCGAATAACTGGACACCAACAACCAGTATCAGCGATCTGCTGGTTGTGGTGATGAAGAAATCCACAGCAGGTATCAGTATCAGCTGAATTTTATAACCCATAACGGGCGTCAGAAATGACGCCTTTTTTATTGCAGAAAAGCGAGAGGTAATTATGCGTAAACTTTATGCCGCCATTTTGTCCGCAGCCATTTGTCTGGCCGTATCCGGTGCGCCTGCATGGGCGTCTGAACATCAGTCCACGCTGAGCGCGGGGTATCTTCATGCCTCGACGAACGTTCCCGGCAGCGATGATCTGAACGGGATTAACGTGAAATACCGTTATGAGTTTACGGACACACTGGGGATGGTGACGTCATTCAGCTATGCAGGAGACAGGAATCGCCAGATTACCCGTTACAGCGATACCCGCTGGCATGAAGATTCCGTGCGTAACCGCTGGTTCAGCGTAATGGCGGGGCCGTCTGTGCGCGTGAACGTAATAACTTCG